AAGCTCCAGGATAAAATGAATCTGCGTTAAACGTAGGATTACTTAAATAATTATTTGGTCTACGCGCAGTAGGTGGCTGATTTGCAATTGTTTCAGCTTCACTTACTGAACCTAATGATGCAACACCTTCAAGTGAAGCACTTGCTAAACTTGCTTGTTCTGAAGTTCCTGTAATGCTATTCAAGTGACGATGAGGAGCAGTCATTGGATTTGGATTACGCTACAAATACATCTAAATCAGTACTACCTGAGGAGCCTGATAAAACAAAGCGAAGGGTTGTTCCACTACCGACACTTACATTAACTATTGAATTACTAGTAATTGCAATGTCAGATCCGTCTGAATCTGTTAACGTAATGAAGGTTGTTCCACCATCGTATGATGCTGAAATTTTTACTGTTCCGCTATCGAATGTTCCTTGTATCGCAAAGGTACGTGCTGATCCAGTAAAAACTTTTCCAGCTGACGGATAGTTACCATTCGCTCCAATAATTTCTGTGAATAATTCGGGTCTAGTTGCCATATATTGAGTTTACCTTAAATTTTTAATTGATTGTATATCTTTATTTATACGTTTCGTTGCTTATACTTGAAATAAACCGCAACCATGAAAATAGATGAAAATCCGCTTAAGAAGTAATTGGCTAACAGCCAAAAGTCCCAACCAAATTTAAGAATAGCATAACCTGTAGCAGATGCGTATCCTATAATTGATAAAAGAAAAAGCAAAATGCTGACATCTTCAACATGCTTCGTTCTTATTGATTTAATAATTTGTGGCCAATAACAACTAATAAAACAGAAGTTGTAAGTTATTCCTAGTAAATTTTCAGCTGACATAATCGTAAAGTTCCTTCCAGTTATTTATTCTCGTAACATCTTCGGTTAAACAATAATCTTCATTATAGTTACGATTTATTAGGAAAGAACGTAGACCTAGTCTTGCACCAGCTTCTGCGTTTTGAGGTTTATCTTCAACCCATATAAAATCTGAATCTTCATATCGTTTTAGTGCTTCTGTTTTATCTGCACCACATTCAATACAATGTACTCTTTCAAATGCAGTTTTGCCAAATACATTTTTCAAATTTTCTTCTCTTAATCTTTGAGCATAAGGCTCAGTTCCAAGTGATGTAATACAATGAAAAACATAACCATGTTCTTCGTGTAATTTTTTTACGTATTTTATTGCATCACCGATAGGTGGTAAAAAGCCAATTGCGGCTGATTCGTTAAAGTGTTCAACCAATACTTGTGCTAATTCTTCACTGATGTTGTATTGTTCTGAAACTTGATAAGATACTGTATTAGCCTTTTTATAACCTTTCCTTTTCATCCACCATTCAAAAGAGTGCACCCAAGAAAGAAGCACTCCGTCACAGTCTGTTAGTATTATCATAATAATATTTTATTTCTTCACGTAATTTGTCAATCCAATTTTCATACCTTTGTTTGAAAACGATAGGATTGGGATCGTTATCAACAACCATTATTGTGACCAATTGTTTAATTGGTACACCTGTTCCTTCTTCGAACATGTGTGCATAAGCACATTCTTGCATAAAATAATTTGATATTTCGTCTTCTGTTTTTATGCGACCAGAAGTTTTAAAATCTACAATTGATAGTTCACCATCAAATTCTGCGATACAATCTACACGTCCTGCTGCTTTTAAGTCAATAGAATAAAGAGGAACTTCTTGTGCATACACTTTTCCAATGTGTTCATTACATACTTTTTTAATTACATTAAACGATTGAATGTGATGAGGCATTTCACCTTTGGTATCTATTTCAACATTGTTTAAATAATCTTCTGCAAGGCTATGAACTTTTGTACCACGTGTAGTTGCATGTCGTGTAATACGATTCGCTTCTTCTTCGCCAATTTGTTTTCTCCATTTAGCCCATTTGTATCGATCTCGATATCCAAGGATAGTTGTTATTGAAGAAAATTTTCCTTCAGGCGTAACGTACTTTCGACCATTATCATTAACGGTTTTAAGTTCAATGCCATAGTTTGGCTTCCATTCTATATCACCGTGTGTAAACATTAATCAAATTTTCCTGTTTTACTTATCTTTCCGCATGAACCTTCAAAGTTTAAACCAGGCGCAATCATTGGACGATAAATACTTCCATTGTCTCCACAAGGACAAGGCTTTCCACAAGGTTCATCTCTATTTTCGATAGTGTGCATTTCTTCCCATTGTTTATCACACTTTTTACATTTATATTCGTAAATCATTTTTTATTTTTTTTTATTTGATTTTTGAAGTACCTTTCTGCGATTAATCGCATACTTATTGAAACGCGATATTGTGCTAGGATGCACATACTTATATGTCGCAATTTCATTTCTTAAAGTTGATATTTCTTCAACTGATTTTGCATTTTTAACTTTTTCTACTATTCCCATATTTTTCCTTAATAATGATCGATTGTGCAACCTGAACCTGATGCTTTTTTAATTCCTTTCAAAACATCATTCCATCCAGAACCTGCTCGTTTAATTGGACTTACAGCACCATCATAACTTAGATTTGGTGCAGTAACAGCTCTTGCGATTTTTCCATCGCAACCTTCCATAGGACAAGGTTGATCGACGGGTTTATCGCGATCAGCCATTGGCATATTTTCTTCCCATACTGCATTACAAGTATGGCATATATATTCGTAAATCATGATTGTATAAACCAAGATGGTGTTTTGCGTTTTGTCCACGCCATCTTGAATCTTTCCTGTTTTGTTTTATAAAATGCACGGTATGATTTGACAGGATCGTCAAACATGCATTCGGGATTTGATTTCATAGCCAATGGCCATTTTGTAAGAGGACCATTAGATATATTTTTTGGTGTATGTAATAACTCTTCGCGAAGTAACGTATCGGTTTTATGCTTTTTGCCATAACGATAAGAATATTCGTCACATAAAGCGTCAAACAATTTCCAATGCCAAGAATAATTTTCGTTGGTCTGCATTGTCCATACAGTGCAAGGATGATATTTATGAACCGCTTTATAAAGTAAATCTTCACGTTCATCAGGTAAAACATAGTATTGTTGCATCGTTTTACCAGAAACTGAAGGACGGCGTTCAGCTTTACCATCAAGCATACGATGAGCTGTTGATAACACTTGCGCAGATTCGATAATCATTTTCACAACATGCTTATCGCAGTGCTGTTCTGCGGCAATTTTTGGATTTTCGTCTAATACAAAAACGTTCATAATATAATTATATAATAGTTTTTATTTTTGTACACTATTATTTTAATAAATCCGGAAAACTAGCTTCAACTAAACTTTTCGTAATTTTAGAATATTTTTTATTATCGTGATGAGCAATCGTTCCATCTTTTGCAGCACACAATAATTTTGCATCTTCTAAATGTAATGTTTCTAAAATCTGTATAAAGATTTTTTCTTTCTTCATTCTAGTAACTGAATTTCCTTTAACAGTTAATCCAATAGGTTTGAAAGCGTTAGCAATTGGTGCAGGTTCTCGACCTTCAGGACATGGCGTAAAAGGTGGTTTACCTTTTGGTAAATCCAATTGAATTTTGTCATTATAGCAAAGTTGTAAAACAGATTTAACTTGCTTATACGCATTTTCTTGAAGATATTTAATTCTATCTTCTCTATTTTCAAGTTTGCATGTTTCTAATAAAACTTCGTGTATATATTTAAATGTAGCCATAATATTTAATTTGTAAAAAAGTCTTTTGCTGATTCAACCAACATAGAACATCTTTTTTGAATAAGATAGTTTAAGACTTTATTGTTATTTTTTCCTTGTTGAGATTTATATTTATCATTAATGTTATCCCTTAAATCTATAGGAATACAATCTAAATCGATTACTACTTTGTTGCGACAATAGTTTCTATAAACTTCTTGCGGCATAACATCAGGGTTCGAAATGTTTGGTAAATCGTCATACCATTCTTTAATTTTTTTAGAACGCATTGGTGATTGACGACTACCTTCTACAAAAGTGTCATCAGCGCTAAGAATATTTGGTACTCCATCACTAACATCACCTTTACATATATGTTCGAATTTGTAAAATGCTGGGTCATCAACTGTAATTAGCTTACGTTTCATTGGACTAAATTGCTTTACATTTGAATAACGATGTAATTGGAAAAAGTCTTTATCTGATGAAACAATCATTACTGGTTCGTTTTGACCAAATTCCTGCGTTGATTCTACTAAAGTAGCAATAACATCATCGGCTTCTGCACGATCGACATGAACTACAGGATATGGTAATTCAGCTGCGATTTCATCGCGAATACCATTTAAAAGACCAAAGAATTTTCCCCAATCAAGAGGTGATTCATCTCGAGCAGATTTCCTTTTTGCTTTATACTGAGGAAACTTTTCTTTACGCCAACTGGTACTATCACAAGCCAATACCATAGGCCCATATTCATCCCTGAATTTAACATTATATCGCCTGAGGGTATTTAATATCATGTGGCGAATGAGGCCCTCTTCGATGTCCTCAGGACGATCCTGAGAAAATATTGCTGCAATTGCTATGCCACTATAATCTACTATAATCATGCTATAATTATACTATAAGTTTACGTGATTGTACACCTTTAATATCACTTTTTTTTAAAAAATAAATTTACTAGTTTTTCAATCGCCCTTGAAAACATGGGATCGATGAATTTTACACCCGATGAACGCATTATAGTATTCGTCTGGTTTAAAAAGGACTTCTCTATCGATTTGTTCCTTTGTTTCATAATAGCTCATTTCTCCTAAAGTTTTGCAAAGTCTTAATATTCTTCTTTCGAAACGCCATTCACCAGTATTTTCTACAAGAGTTTTTACTGTTTCGCTTGATCCGTAGTATGTTTTCCAATCCGATTCTTTTAAAGATCGACGTTTACGTTTTTGTCCTTTTAAAGGTGGACGTGTAACTTTGGACCAAAATTTCTTTTTACCAATGTAAAACATTTTAGCTTCTTTGTCGTATATCTCATATACAAAGCCAACGTATTTTTCAATCATTTCACTGGTAAGTTCTTTACCGTTATATAACCACATATAGTTATTTATTCTTCTAAATCTTCTTCATCATAATAATCTTCACCAAGTTCAGAACCACACATTGGACAAAAATCTGGCTCAAAAAATTCTATCTGCTCATCTTCATCCCATTCAACTTTATACGTGGATTGACACGCGTTACAAAATAATTTTTCTATAGCCATTATGCTTCGCAGGATGTACAGTTTAATAAATTACGTGACAATTCTTGTGATGGATTTGTTCCGCGGTGATAGTATAATGTTTTTACTCCCTGTTCCCAAGCGAAAATTAGAAGTTGATTGACGTCTTTAACGGGTGTTTTGGGGTGAATCATAACATTAATACTTTGAGATTGATCGATGAATTTTTGACGTATAGAAGCTTGTAATACAACTTCTTTTTGTGATATTTCACCAAACGTTTTAAATACATTTTTTTCATGATCAGATAAAAACATAAGATGTTGAACACTTCCACCAGTGACAAGTATTGATTTCCATACATCGCTTGTGTCATGGCCATGCGCCTTTAAGACTTCTTTCAAATAAGGATTCTTATAAGTGAATTTACCTTTTGCTAAGTCTTTGACAAAGTAATTACTATTCAAAGGTTCAACACTTGGTGAAACTTGGCCAAGAATAAATGAACTTGATGTAGTAGGTGCAACTGCTTGTGTTGTCATGTTTCTACGACCAGAACCTTTTAACTTTTCAGGTTCACCAAATTTTTTCGCTAATTGCGAAGATGCAAACATACTTTCTTTTTCAATATGCTTGAAAATTTCAGTAGTTAATAGCTTTGCATCTAAATCTTCAAATGCTATATTTTTACTTTGAAGATAAGAATGCCAACCAAGTACACCAATTCCAATTGCGCGCTGTGCCATTGAGAATTTACGGGGTGCTTCCATAAATGGTAAACCTTCTGTCTTTTCAATAAACTCTTCAATGACAGTGTCAAGGAATTTAGTCATTACTTGTACTGCATCAGTTTCTTTCCATTCATCATAGTGTAAAAGATTCATTGAAGATAAGCAACAAACAAAAGACTCTTCATTATTTGTTGATAAACAAATTTCTGAACATAAGTTTGACGCGTAAATTTTACCGCTTTCTTTTGGTTTTCTTTTATTTACGGTGTCACTAAACATAATGTAAGGATAACCACTTTCATAACGTTTTTGAATTACTTTAGCCCATATCTTACGTTTATCTTTATCACCATCGATCATTTCTTTCATGAATTGATCAGATACAGTAATACCAAATGACATGTTTTGAATAGGATTACCATCATCGCGTATTTGTAAAAATTCTAAAACGTCTGGGTGATCGATTGGAAGATAAGCAGCAAAAGAACCACGACGAACATTTGATTGAGATACAACGTTTGTCATAGTTTCAAATAATTCCATAAAATGGACTGGACCATTTGATTTACCACCCGCAGAAATATCAGAACCACGTGGACGCAATGCACCAAAATAAGCAGATGTACCTCCACCCATTTTTGTCATCATACCAACTTCAGATTGTTTACCTAATATGGACTCCATCGTGTCATCGATGTAAGAACCAAAACATGAAATTGGTAAACCTCGTTTAAGTCCATAGTTTGCCCATATAGGAGAGGCAAGTGAATACCAACCTCTTGACATATAGTCTTCAAATTTATCTGCAAAACCTTCTTCGTTTAAGTACTTTTGCGCCTTTAACGCAATTTGCCTTATACGCTTTTCTGGCGTTTGCCCTTCCATTAAATAGCCGCGTTCTAAGAAAAGACGCGAGTCTTTGTTCAACCAATAATATTTGTCCATAATATATCTATCCTAAAATAAGTCGTCTTCGTCGTATGATTTATCTTTCTTTGAGTATTCTGTTGGGCGTTTAAAGAAGAAGTCAGTTGCTGTATTACCTAGTACATCTTCGTCAAACCATTCTGTTTTTTCAAGTAATTCTTGATCGATATCATCAAAAACAGGTTCAATGTTAATTTGTTTTAATGATTCATTTAAGCGATTCTTAATAAAGTTTTTCATGATTGGAGAACTTAAATGTTCAGATTGGTAACCATTCACTGACCATTCAATAATTGCTGATTCTGCTTTGAAAGCTTCAAGGCATTCTTCACGAATACGTGAAACTAATTCATCATCAAATAATTCTGGGTGTTCTTCACGAATAGTATTAACTAACTTAATTCCAACCATTGCGTGTATCATTTCTTCTTTTGATGTATAAGCTACTTGTTGCGCAACGTCTTTTAGTTGATTTTTAAAACGATTAAAATAATTGATAGTGTAGAATTGACTAAACAACGAAACATTCTCTACATATAAAGTAAACAAAATAAGAGAATAAACATATTGCTTACGGCTATCTTTATAACGCTTTTTCAAATACTTGCGTAAATACTTTACACGATTTTGTATAATTGGAAGTTGAAGGTTTTCTTCAAATACGTCTTCCATATCTAATATATCAATAAGGTGTTCGTAAGCGT